AAATATTACAGTTTTATGTATTTGCTAAAGTTGTAAAGAATATTTACTTAAACAGTATTATTTATGCTTTATTAAGCGGAACTTTTGTAGGGCTAGAACTATTATATGTTTTAAATGTTCCATTTTTATATTCTTTTTTAAGTATTGGTATAAGCGGTATGGTACTGTTTTTGATAGGAATTCCTCTATGTAACAAATTATTAAAATATGTAAATGAGGCTTAAGATAATATGGTTATTATATTGTATCACCGCTTGCTAATTTATTATGAGATATGAATGAAACAAGCAAAAAAAACCTAGTCCCTTTTACAAAAGAAACAGCTAGAGAAGCTGGTTCAAGAGGAGGAAAAGCAAGCGTAAAAACACGTAGAAGAAAGAAAAAAATGAAGCAGGCAATGGACCTGCTTTTATCTTTGCCAGTTTTACCAGAAAACATGTCGAAATTAAACCAGCTAGGGGTAGATATAGAAGACGCTGATAATCAAATGTTGATGCTTACTGTTGCTTTTCAGAAAGCAGTTAGCGGTGATGTTAAGGCAATGCACTTTATTAAAGAAATTACCGGCGCTACTGCAACAACAGAGTTAGAGCGACAAAAACTCAAATTAGAAAAAGAACGTTTAAAGATCATGCAGGAGCAATTAGAAATAAATAGAAAATTAAAAAACTCATTTGATGAAAACGATGATGGAGTAGAAATTATCAATGACATCTAGGTCAAAAAAAAGGCAAGTAAAAATTTCTAATTTGATTATCCCTAAGTTTTATGAGACTTTCAATGATACAGTAACCACGCATAAGATTTATTCTAGTGGACGTGCAGGCACAAAATCGAGTTATGGAGGTATCCATGGTATTTATAAAATTATCAGTGATGATAATTGTTCAGTTGTTGTAATGCGTAAGTTCCATAACAAACTTTATAAAACAGTATATAAAGAGTTTTTAAGAGCTATTAAGAGACTTGGTATTAGCAAAAAAAAATTTAAAATAACTAAAAGTCCAATGCAAATAACTTATAAGAAAAATGGTAACACAATTTATTTTACTGGTAATGATAGTATCGATGATACTAAAGGTATTATTGATGAAGACAAACCAATTAAATTAGTTATTTTAGATGAACTTACAGAGTTTTTTGAACGTGGACATGGAGAAGATGAAATAGCAAATATTGAAGCAACTTTTGTTCGTGGTAATGATAAAGAATTTTGTATGGAGTATTACTTTAACCCGCCTAAAAACCCTAATGCTCCAATCCTTGAATGGGTAAAGAAAATGGAGCTGCGCGGTGATTGTATTCATATACATACAGATTATCGAGATGTTCCAGAAGAATGGTTAGGGAAGAAGCTAATCCAATCAGCTATGGAAATGCTAAAATCTGATGAACGAATGTATAAATGGATTTGGTTAGGAATTTCAATCGGGCTCGATGAAATTATATATTATATGTTTGATAAGGAATCACATATTCTTAATCGCGATTTGACAGATAATGAAAAAAATAAGATCGATCGAATAGACGTAGCAGTAGACTATGGTCAATTAAACGCAACAGTTTTCGAATTTTTTGGTTTGGATCGTACTAGTGAAAAAGTTTATGGATTAGAAGAGTTTTATCATTCAGGACGAGAAAGCGGTAAGCAAATGACGCCAAGTGATTATGCGAAGGCTTTTAAAAAAATGTGTGAAATGATTAATAGAGAATATGGTCAGTATCCTACTAATGTCTTTATTGATCCTTCAGCTAGAGGATTGGCCGAAGAAATCAAACGTATATGTCCATTTATTAAACTTAAAAATGCGCCTAATGCGGTTGAATTAGGTATTGGACGGGTTCAAAAGGTTATGGCATTTAATAAGATTATTTTTAGCTATAAGCAAGAAAAGCTTATCGATGAAATTGTTAATTATTCTTACGATGAAAAAAGTATCGAAAACGGACAAGAAAAACCGTTAAAAGAAAAGGATCATACTATGGATGCAATGCGATACTACATCATGGGATTGTGGAAATATATAAGACGTTTTCTACCTCCTGATATTGGAAATGAAAAATAGGACGAAGGTGGTGAGTAAATACAGTGTTTAACGCAATAAAAAATGTTATAGAAAGGATTAAAAGTGTAATGTTTCCGACTAAAGATATTGAAAAATATTTAAATATTGAAATAGCAGTATCGAGTACTATGAGTAATTCTATTGAATTGTGGGAAAAGATATTGAGCGGTGAAGCACCGTGGATCAATAAAAAAGAGGGAGTATTTTCTTTGAATATTGCAAATGCTGTTTGTAAAGAACTTACAGATACCTCAACTAATGAACTTGTTTCTTCGATTTCAGGTAATGATTTCATTGATAAACAGTATCAGTATTTAATAAAGGATATTAACGATTGGCTTCAGTGGGGACTTGGTGAGGGTGGAATTGCATTAAAGCCATACATAAGCAACAATCAAATTGTAGTTGATTATATACGTGCTGACATGTTTTTTCCTGTAGAGTTTAATAATCGTAAAGAAATTACCGCAGCAGTTTTTCTAGAACAGATTTCAAAAGGAAAATTCATATACTCCAGACTGGAATATCAAAAATATGAAAATGGTCTACATACTTTTGATAATTATGCTTTTGTAAGAAAAGCTGATAATCATGAGGTAAACTTCAACCAGTATAGTGATCTTGGAAATCAAATTGACTTACATAGTGTTTCTGAATGGATGGATTTAGAACCGCATTATGAAATTGGGAATGTTGATAGACCTCTGTTTGCATATTTTAAAGCACCAGGAATAAATACGGTTGACTTTACTTCACCTTTGGGTACTCCCTGTTATGAAAATGCAATTGACTTGATAAAAGAAGCAGAAAAGCAGTATTCACGTTATTTATGGGAGTATCAAGGCGGAGAATTAGCTATTGATGCCTCTGCGGACTTGTTTGATATTGAAAGAGGTACAAATAAACCGGTACTACCAAATGGGAAGGACCGCTTGTATCGTACTTATGATTATGATACTTCCAGTAATGTTGGTAATGGCGGGAGCAATAAATTTATAGATGTATTCGCACCAACTTTACGTGATGAAAGCTACGCAAGAGGGTTTAACAATATTTTAAAGCGTATAGAATTCAACTGCGGTTTAAGTTATGGAGATTTATCTGATCCACAAACTATAGAAAAAACAGCAGAGGAAATCAAAAGTTCAAAACAACGTAAATACAATACAGTAACCGCAATTCAAAATGAGCTTGATAATGTATTTGAACATATCGCTTATATTATGAATATTTATGCAGTAGGATTAGGAAAAGCAAATTCAATGAATATATCCTTAAATAATGACTGGGGAGACAGTGTGCTTGTTGACAGTGAGAAGCAAAGAAATATTGATCTTCAAGAAGTTAATATTGGGCTTATGCCAGAATGGAAGTATAAAATGAAGTGGCAAGGATTAACCGAGCAACAAGCTAAAGCTGAGGTAGCTGAATCATCTAGCAATGGTCTTGAATATGATGACGAGGAATAAATGATAAATGCTTACTGATAAGTATTTGGAAGAATCTGGCGATGAAGTGTCTAATGAATTTAGCACACTGGAAACCGTGCTTCTTGTTTGGATGGGGTTAAGACTTCGTAATTTATCAAATATCGAGAATATTGGAAATGATTATCCAAAATGGAAAAACAAGGCCATAGCAGAGTTTAATAAGTATAGTGGTACTGAATTTGGTAAAACTAAAAAAACGTCTCTAGACATGGTAAAAAATGCGGTAGTAAACGGAGTGACGTTAACAATTGAAAATGTCTACAACCGTTTAAAAAAGACTGATGATAAGTTAAAAAAGAAAAATATATTAATAAATGGAAAAAAAGATTTAAATAAAGGAATTAAAAGTACACAAAACGAATTAAAGAATTTATGTAATATCTCGAATAAATGTGCTAACAAACAGTTTATAAAAGCATGTGATGATGCATATTCAAAAATTATTGCCGGTCAAGATGCTGAAAATGCAATAGAAAGTTCAATTAAAAAATTAGTACAAAATGGCATTGAGGTTATAGGTTATACAAAAAACAATACTTCAATGGATGCTGCAGTCCGAAGGGCTGTTACTAGTGGGGTAAACCAGACATCATTAAAAATTAAAATAGCTAATTGTGAAAAGTTTGGAATAAATATTGTTAAAACATCATCACACGGTGGCGCCCGTCCTGATCATGCTAGATGGCAAGGTCAGTTTTTTTATTTAGATAAACCGGTAAAGGGATTAAAAAAATTTAAGAGTTCTACAGGCTATGGTAAAGTTGATGGATTAGGCGGTGCAAATTGTCGACATTCATTTTATGAAGTAACTAATTATGAGTATGAGAATAATTTAGTTAATGATGAAGAATTTGAATTGAATCGTAATAATGAGCAGTATGAGCTTGAGCAGAAGCAGCGCTATTATGAACGTCAAATTCGTAAATGGAAAAAAAGAAAAAATGTTTTAGATGAATGCGGTGTTGATAGCACAAAAGAGTCTAAAAAAATTAAATATTGGCAGAATAAACGTTCTCAGTTTATCAAAGATAGCAATATTGATTTTAAAAAGAAATTTGGTACAAATAATGTTCTTAATAAAGCTTATTCAAGAGAAAAAGTTATAAAAAAATCATTATTTGCTGAGAATTTTGAAAAGAATTCTAAAAGAAATACTAATTCAAAATATGATGGTGTTCCTGATGTTTTTAACTATAAAGCTGATAAGCAAAGGAGGTTAACTGATACGTTTATTGAAATAGATAATCGATTTATGAAAGATGGTTTTGAGCATCTCGCAATTCATAGTAAGAGAACAGGTGAAATTTTAGTTCCTATATCAACATCAAAATTAAATAATCATGTCGATCCAAGCAAAGCAATGCAAAAGCTTTTGCTTACTTCTCCTGAAAATAGTTTAACTGCAATACATAACCATCCTAATAACACACCATTTTCAATTGGTGATATTATATCATGCAATAATAACAAGGCTTTAGGTGAGATAATTGTAATTAACAACAATGGGGAAAGTTACTATTTTTCTATACCTAAAGGTGCTAGAATAAATTTAAGTATAGCTGAATATGAAAATGAGTTAAGGGAGTATTTCCGTAAAACAAAAAAATGGCTTTCTCAGCAGTACCCAAATGAAAGCGAGGCGGACATTCATCATTTAGCTTTGGTTAAAATTTGTAAAAAGGCGGGATGGAATTATGGAAGAAAAAGAGTATAAGAAAACAAGTAAGTATGAGTGGACTGAGGATAATGGTGAAGAATTTGACCCTATGATTGAAAAGATGTCTATGGAAGAGTTAGAAGAGTCTATGGAAGAACTTGAAAAACATCTTTTTGCAGATAGGAAACCAATTGAAGATCCTGTTGGGGCATGGAATAAAAAAGAGTCGAATGAAGCTTTGCGTGAAAGTGATGATGAGTTTGAAGAATATAAAGAATCATCAAGAAAAGATGGTAAATCTATATTTGAAATTTTAAAAGAGAGTCATAGTAAATAGCAATTTAAGCCGACAAAAGTCGGTTTTTATTTTACTGAAAATAGAAAGGAATAAAAATGGATAGTAAAAAATTTATTAAACTGTGTATAGATGAGGTAGTTAAATATACTAATGAGCACCTTGATAAAACTGATAAAAAACAAATCACAAAAGATGATGTATTTGTTGTGTGGTCATGCAAAACACTTCAAAACAACAAAGCATTGCTAAGTACAAATATTTCTGATGGTATGTATTATGAATGCACATATAACGGTGATAAGAATGAGCTCTATTTTGATGCCTATAAAAAATGGGAAAATAGACGCATTAAACTAGGAGGGTAATATGGAATTAAAAGATACAATTGAAATGATGAATAGCAAAGATTATAAAGAAAGGTTTATAGCTGAATATCAACAAACTAAAATCAGATATGATAAATTGGATGCGATGACAGTCAAATATGAAGCTGGTACATTGACATTTACGCCAAAATGTTCATTAGAATTATTGAAAGAGCAAAAGAAATATATGGGTAACTATATTCGTTGTTTAAAAATTAGAGCAGAAATCGAAGGGATTGCTTTAAAATAGAATATATAGTTGTACAAAAATAAGATATTTATGCAGGACTAGGAATAGTCCTTTTATTATGTAACTTATTGTAAAGGAGTGGTTAAATTGGGCAAGGTTTAAAAAATCACTGGCATGTACCATATCACTATAAGACGATTCATTATGATGATATGAACCGTGGTTTACATATTAGAAAAGATTATTATAGATGTATGATATGCGGAACTGAATGTCCATGCGAGACATATGCATCTAAAATTATTAAATCAAATTCAAAAACAAAAACACTTATGAAAAACAAGCGTAAATATGGCAATCGTTACTGATTGCTTTTTTTATGTCTGAAAGCAAATTTTGAGGCGGGCAACTCGTAAATCTGCGACCCCACAAGTTGATGCAACCAACGTACAAAAAGCGTAGTGACGAAAGGAAATAAAGGTATGAAAAGAGAATTTTTAACAAATTTAGGGTTAACTGAAGAACAAGTAAATAAAATTATGGACGAAAATGGTAGAGATATTGAGAAATATCGTAAAGATGTAGAAAAGTATTCAAAGGAAAGTGAAAAATATAAAACTCAATATGAATCTACAAAATCTTCTTTAGATGAGGCTAATAAAACTATTGCTTCTTATAAAGATAAGGATATGGATATCGAAAAAATTCAAAAGTCAGCTGATGAATGGAAACAAAAATATGAAACTGACACTAAAAACTTAAATGAGAAATTAATTGCACAAGAAAGAAGTCATGCAATGGATAGTTATTTTTCAGGTATGAAATTTACTAGTGAAAGTGCTAAGCGTGGAATTATGGCTCAATTCAATGAACAAAACTTTGAATTAAAAGAAGGTAAGTTTATTGGAGCAGATGAGTATATAAAAACGTTACAAGAAAGCGATTCAGGAGCCTTTGTTAAAGAGGAAACTAATAACGTTTCTTTACCTACTTTTTCCAGAGCTTCAAACACACAAATTAACTATGATAAGAAGGATCAAGCTTCTGGGTTTGGCTTTAGCTTTAATGGGGTTAGAGCAAAACCAAAAGAAAATTAGTAAATAAAAATTATTTAGGAGGAAATAAAATGGATCAATTAAACTATGCAAAAAGCTACCAACAAGCGTTAGAACAAGGGTGGCCATATACATTATATTTTGGGGCGTTGTTTTCAACACCAAACAACGGGCGATATAGATGGGTTAATGCTCGTACAATTGAGATTCCTACATTAGAAACAACAGGGCGTGTTGATGCAAATAGGGATACTATTGCAACTGCAAAACGAAACTATAACAATAAATGGAATGCATTAACATTAAGCAATGAAAGAAAATGGTCAACGTTAGTACATCCAAAAGATATTGATCAAACAAATTTAGTAGCTTCAATTGGAAATATTACTCGTACTTTTAATGAAGAGAATAAGTTTCCAGAAATGGATTGTTATTGTGTTTCTAAAATTTATTCTGATTATACTGAAAATGGTAAAAGTGCATTAACTGATGAAATCACTGTTGATAATATCTTAACCATTTTTGATAAAATGATGGAAGAAATGGCTGAGTCTAGGGTTCCAGTAGAAGGACGTATTTTATATATCACGCCAGTATATAATACAATGTTAAAGCAAGCTAAGGAATTGGCGCGTCAAATTGTTATTGGTAACTCAGCTAGTGCTTTAAACCGTACTATTGCTAACTTAGATCGAGTTACAATTACTGAAGTACCAAGCAGCATAATGAAAACTGTTTATGATTTTACTGAAGGTGCTAAGCCTGGAAGTAGTGCAAAACAAATTAAAATGTTCCTTGTTCATCCGTTAGCTGTAATCACACCAATCAATTATGAATTTGTTAAATTGGATGAACCTAGTGCTGGCAGTGAAGGAAAGTATGTATATTACGAAGAATCTCATGAAGATGTATTTGTATTAAAGAAAAAAATTGATGGAATTCAATTCGTTGTGGAGGAATAGTTATGGCTATTGTATTAAAAGGAAATAGACAATTAACAATTGAGGAGCATAAGGTAGAAGACTATGTTGCTCAAGGATATGATTATATTGATAAATGCGGTAATGTACTTACTAAAGGGGATCCAATTACCTTAACTGACTATAAGCGTGAATATGCAGCTTTAAAAAAAGAAGTTAAAACTAAAGATAGTACGCTGCAAGAGGCATTGAATAAAGTAAAGACCCTTGAAAGTTCAGTTGCTGATAAAGAGGCTGAGATTGAAACATTAAATGCTAAAATTGCTGAATTTGAAAAAAATCAGTCGACTAGCAAAAATTCAAAATCAGCATCTAAATAACAATGGAAGTTACATATAAATATTATTCAAGTGTGTTCAAGGGCAAATTATGTCAAGTCGAGTTTGAAGAACTTGTAAGTGTAGCGGTAGATATGGCTAAACAGTATGCAGAACAATTTATTGCACCATGGGCTTTGAAACCGGACATTGAATATTATTGTATAAAAGATATCAAAAAGGCAGTTTGTTATCAAATTGATTATTTAGCTTTTAATGGTGGTATTAAAGTGCTTAGCGGTTCTAGTGAACTTGATTTAACAAGTGTTAGCAAAGATGGATTTACCTACAATTATAATGCTGATAGGGGAATAAAATTTAATGGGATTCCCTTTTCTCCGTTAGCAATCAACATCATTAGATGCGGATTACACAGTAATGGTTTGATGTGTAGGAGAGCTAAGCGGTATGATTAGTTCTCCTAGAATATTAAGACCGTTTACAGCAACACTTATCCACAAAATAGATGATGAATCATTTATTACCGTTGAATTGAAGTACGTTGCGTTTGATGAGAGTTATGGAATCAAGCAGAGCAATAAGGGTATTAGTGATGCTGATAACGTTTTATTAACGATAGATTTAAGTGATTGTGGCGGTATGAAATATGTTGATGAAATTTATTTTAAAAGAGAAAAAAATACCTTCACAATCAGTAATGAAGATTATTTTGTTATTGGAAATGTAACAGAAAGTGATTTTGACACATTAAGGGAAACTATGAATGTATATTCAATTAATAAATTTTCATTTTCTCGTACGCTCAATAGTAAAGAGGTGCAGTTTATTGAGGTATATGCATCATGAAAATTACTATTGATGTTGATTTCAACGCTATAAAAAAAGGCTTAAGAAAAGAACGTGAAGAAAGTTATCGTACTTTAAAAAATGCGGTGATAAGAGATACAGATCCATATGTTCCGATGTCAAATTTAAATCATACACATTTAAAGGATACTCCCGGTCTTAACCATGATATGTATAGTGTTGTTTATGATACTGATTATGCTGGTAAGATTTATAAGGGTTCTGAAATGAATTTTAATAAATCACAACATCCGAAAGCAACTCATGAATGGCTTGAAGCATCTAAGGCAGTGAATATTAAGAACTGGATAAAATTAGTAGGTGAAACTTATGGAAATAAAAAGAAATAAATTAACATTTGAGGAATACAATCGCGTTTTTGAATGTATTTATGGCTTTATGAAAAAATTGGAAATTCCTAATATTAAAAAAAGCATGTGGAAGCTTGAATTTATGACGAGCAGCAAGAGCGATCAAATTATGGTACAAAGAGTTTCTAATCGTGCTGAAAAGCTGAATGAAAATATAATCGGAGGCTATACTGCGGTATTGCCTTTTTATATTAATTATTTATCGAGTGCGAGAACTGAAGATGCTCTACTTAGAATTACTGAGCCTTTAGATATACTCGCAAAAAAATTCGAAGAAGAAATGCATAATAATTTTATAAGTATTTCTTTTCCTGATGACATTGTGCCACAAAGACTTGAAATGGTTGTTAATCCAGGATCAACAACATTAGAAAATGGAATGACAGTCTTTACAGCAATGTATCAGCTTACTTATTACAAGAAAGGAGCATTTGAATAATGACAATTGTTTTAAAAGATAAAGTAGTAAATCGTCATGAAAATTTACATTATGTTGAATGGGAAGGTGTTTCAAAACCGGTATTAGCAGGTACTGGTATAACTGACTGGACACAGGCATCTGAGCCAAGTACTGATGATGGACAATATATTAATGAAAAGACAGCTCATAAAAATATGATGGCATATAACCCAAGTGTTAGTTATGTCGGTGAACTTATTCCTAATAATGAATTTGTTCGCCATGTTTATGAAGTAGGAAAAAAAGAAATTATCGGAGCTCAGTTTACTGAATATGAAGTTGAAACTTGGGCGCCGGTAGAAGGATCGAGCGGTAATTTTAGCGCACATTCAAGAATTTATGAAATTCAGCCATCTAATCCTGGTTCTGGAGAAGGTGGGGGTAAAATTGCCTTGGAAGGAACTTTTGCTCAAAAAGGTGAAACAAAACACGGGCAATACAATATTACATCAGGAGAGTTTACTGAAGGTGACTATGATTATACAACGGGTAAATTTACTTCAGCTTTATCCAGAGCATCATCTGTATCAACTGGTAAATAAAAATTATGAAAGGGTTTGTTGAATATGTTGAAAATTGAATTACAAGAAAACACGTTTGATGTAGAGATTTATGAAAATGTTTTTACGGTTAATGCTGATGATATTTCAAATCATCAGGCTATTGATTATATGTTAAAAAAATATAGGGGTAATAGAAATATTACTGATGAATTTATTGATGATTGTAAAGAATGTATAGATATTTTGCTAGGTGAGGGAGCATATAAACAACTTTTTAAAATTGATGATATGAAACCATATTATGTAATTGTTGCTCTTGCGGAGGAATTGCAAGAACATTTTGAGAAAGCAGCTACTACCGAAAAACAACAAGTTAAACAAAATAAACTTAAAGAGGAATTAAATAATCTAACAGAAATTTCTAAAGAAATGAGTAACATCAATAAGCAGATGGAATATGCAAATAGAAAGTATGGGGTGAAGAACTATGTTAATTCTAGACAAAAAAGACCTTCAAAAAAATATAACAATAAATCAAAAAAAGATCGCAATAAAAACTGACTTTAGATCATGGATCAAATTTTCTTGTGTTTTAAATGATCCTCATATTGATGCAAACTATAAAATTTCGATGCTGTTTGATACTGTAATTTCCCCATACTGGTGTGATTTAAAT